ATTCATCTTCTTTTACTGAAACAGTTACAGAGGGTTTATGTTCACACCATTGGTCTTGATAGTCTTTCCAGATTCCTAAGTGTTCAGTAGCTGACAAATCTTTTCTAGTCAACGCACCTTTAGGGCTTTTCATTGGAAAATAAAAGACATAAGTGTGTTCTGGTTTAGTAAGATCATCTTCGTGATACACTCCTGCATCTACCATAAGTCTAGCTAGAGGATCTTTTTTATCTGCTCTTACTGTACGAAGGTAGTATGGACTATGTCTAGTGTGAATACCAGAGGCACTATCGACCAGTTGACTAACTGTTCCACTAGGCTTCACACAGGTTATCGCTGCGGATTGGGGTATACCTAGCTTCTTAGCCCATACTTTATTTACATCAATAGATATTTTTTTCAATCTATTTAAATCTATTTTACCGTTTATCATATTAGTGTTATCCATTATTCCTGTAAGAGATACACCAAGTAAAGATTCTTCTTCTGTATTATGTTTCCATTTGCTAGTTAAGTATCTAAAGTTTGTTAGTGTTGCTTGGAACGTACCAAGAATTGTAGCAGCTTCTACTTTAGCTATTAAAGTATCTTCATTATCATCAGGTCTTACAACAACCTCAGTTAAATTACAAAACTGTTTGTTGCGTAGGATAATTTCACTACAAGGATTACATCCAAAGTCTTTGTATTCTTCTCTTCTTCCGTTTTTAGATGCCTGTTTTTCTGCGGCCTGTCTGTTAAAGATACCGCGCTCACCGCTTTTAGATTCATACAGAGATAACCATTCACGCATAAATGCACCTGGTTCTGCTACATCTGTATAGGCTACAGAGTTATTAGACAAAGCTCTCTGCTGATTATCTTCCCACCAAGCACCTGACTTAGCATTACGCATACGGTTGTCTGAGAGGTTGCTGAGAGAGATTAAAGCACTTCGCCTTACTCCTCCCACGACTACCACTTCTGCGACCTTACACATCAAATCATGGCAATCTATGGACACAAGTTTACGCTGTCCTTTTGTTATTGCATCACGGAATATGTTGATAGTAAAATCAAACAACTCTTCAAGTGGAGCAGGACCACTAGCACGACCACCAAATGTTTTAAGTCTAGCACCATAAGGTCTAATGTTAGATACATCCCAAGTAGGAATTTGTCCTACATAAAGTAAAGACATAAGTTCTTTATATGCTTTTGCCCACCCAATCTTAGAATCAGCTACCTTAATAACTGTATCGGTTGGAAACAAATCTTCAGGGAGATCGGGCAATTCATTTATATATTGACGCTCAACACTAAACCCAACACCTGTACCACACATAAGTATATAAAGTGTTTCATCAAATGCTCGAACATTATCCACAGCTACATAACTACAATTAAATCCTGCTACATTATCTCTTTCTAATGCTTTACCTGCTGACATCAATGCTCTCATGCTTGGCATAATGTTTAAATGAAGAACAGCTTTTTCTAAATATTCTCTAGCAGATATGTAGTCGTGTTTATTTAACATAAAGTTTTCAACTAAATGTTTTTCAAAGAAATCAAAGTATCGAGATACTGTTTCGCTCCATGTTTCTCTGCGTTGTTTTTCTTCATTCCATCTAGCGTATCTGCTTAGATGTATAAACTGTTGATAGTTTGTAGGTAGTCCTACATTATTTTCATGTGTCATACTGCTCCCCTTACATTTTCAGTTACAACTAATAAATAAGAAGTAGCTGAAAGCAGTAAGAATATGACAGGCATAAGAGCATCCCATAACTCTACTTCTACTTCTAATGTTCCTCTAGTTCCGACCACAGATATTTGAGCTAGAATATAACCTAAACATATTATACTTTGTGTTAGCGATAGTCCTGCTAACAACAAAGCTCCTCGAATATCTGCAGTCCATAAAAAATATCCTGCTGTTATCATACCTATAAAAGGTATCATGTATAATAATCTACTTAGCATTTGTTTTATCCTCTACCCATAAATGTATAGCTATGATAGCGTAGTGTATAATCTTTAATAAGTCACCTTGATTCTTATACTCTCCAGTGACAGGATCAGGTTTCTTACCATAGCGCATAGCATACTTCATAATGTTACCCATGCAAAAACCAACACCGTGTCCTGCATCTATAATCATATCAGTTGCTTGATACTTTTCATTAGCGTAGTGTTTTTCGTATGTGCTATCTACATATCTTTTTATTTGTTTTATTGTATTTTCTTCGTTGAATTTATAATCAATCATTATTTAAACTCCTCTGGTAAAGTTTCTTCTGAGTACCATGTAAAACCATTAGACTCTGCCCATTCAGCGTGTGTTCTTTTTGTTCCATCTTTTCTTTTCTTTGCGGCAGGCATAGGTGCGTAAGGTTTTTGAAAGACGAACACAAGTTCCATTGTTTTTGGTAAAGACTTTCTAATCCAAACATACTTACTATACTCTGCATGATCCCAGAACCTACCTTTAGCTTCGATAATAATTTTATCTTTTGTAAAGTCTGGTTCATATTTCTTTTCAATAATGTAATCAATCATTTTACCATGATGATTCCAGTTACTTAATATACCTTTATGTAAATCATATTCCCATTTACTATCATATCCTTTAGGCACACCTTTTTCTTTTGGTCGTATCTTTCTAGGTTTTCTTCTAGCCATTTAAATCTTCCAATGTAAAGTTAGGATTTCTTTTTAACTGTTTATAAATCCACTTCAATGAATAAGCACTAAGCATTATCTTTCTGTTAGCATAGAAGTGTGTTTGATCTGATAGAAAGGTATGTAAAGTTTTTCTATTTATCTTAGAAGTATCTTCTCCTTCTGGAACAACAGATCGTAACCACTCGATAAGTAAATCTTTACCACGTTTTCTTATTGCTTTTGCTTTTCTTCCATTCATTTAGTAACTTCCAAAACTTTAGGTGTCTTTACAACCTGAGTTAAATAATTAAATCCTTTTGCATACTTAAATACTCTTAGTCCTTTACCTTCGTTAGAATCTTTGTGACATTCAAACTTATGTCTACAATAAACACAACCTCTAGGAAGTTTCATATTTCCTGATGCTCCATCTGGTATAGGATTATAACATAAATCAGGCGGTGTGTCCACTTTTACCATCTTTTTAACTGATCTTATTTTCTTTTTTATGTCTGGTTTATCAAAAGAATCAGGTCTATATAATGCTATTTCACCTGACTCTTTGTTCATTGCCAAGAAACCCCCTTTATTTGTACCCATAGAAGCCTCGTAAGCAGCCAACTGAGGGAGATAACCGAAAACATCATCTTCGGCTAGGGTTTTATCTTTAAACTTCTTAAACGCGAAACCAGAAGCTGTCTTGATGTCTACTACTTCACCATCAATTATACAATCCATGTGTCCTTTTATACCTTGAAGAGATACTTCCTTCTGTTCTCCTGTAACTTTATGTTTAGCTAGTTTAATTAACATCAGTAACACTTCTTCAAGTAGGTGTCCATATAAAAACTTAATGAACACAGATGGTTTTATCTTTTCAGTTTCTTTGTTTTCAGATCTCATATCAAACCAGAGCTGTCTGGTGGGTTTACCTATGTTAGACATACGAAGTGTCGCTGTATCTCTAGGTCTAGGATTAGCCCAATGATGTAAAACTTTTTTCATTGACTCGCCAAACTCATCTATAGTTTTATCGTCAAGGTCTAAAGGTTTACCATCCGATAGAGCAGATAGTTTATCGTAGATGTCCTCTACAAGTGTATCTAGTTTTTTCTTTTTAGCCATTGACTATTCCTTTTTCTTGATATAACTCTTTATAAAATTTTCCAACCTTTAATATCTGATCAGGTGTTGCCTGATTCTTAATTGAGTTTGCCATGTGAGAAACCATAATAACATTATCTTTTGTATATCCTTTATTATTATCTATCCTATCTAAACTTGGAGAATTAAACCAATCTTGTGAACCTACGATTAATTTTATTCCTAGTNTAGGACAATGTTGAACTGCCATATCTTGGATATCTTCTTTAGTTAAAGTAACTTTAGTTTTCTTCTTTTTAGATCTTAATCTAGCATCTCTTAGTAAAGTACTTGCATGTTGATTTGATCCTATAATATTTCGTTGTTTTCTTTTTATTAATGCTTGGCAAGTTCTACATTCCGACCTATAAGTGTTGCTTTCTTTTCTAAAATAAAAATCTGTTATAGGTTTTTCAACCTCACAAATTCTACACGTTTTTGTTTTAAACATTTCGGTCTGTTCATTAATGTGTTTCACTCCAGTTCCCTCCTGTATCGTATTCACCATCCAAAGGACAGCGTAGTTTAAATACTTCCCCTGCTTCTATAATAGAACTGACTCCAAGTTCTCCAATAGTTTTAGCGTGTTCTTTAGGAACTTCCAACTGCCATTCATCATGTATGTTAGCTACAAACATATGCTCTAACCAATGTTTCCTTAACTTGTTGTCAAAGATAACTAAAGCTTTCTTCATAACGATAGCTCCTGCACCCTGTAATAAAGTATTCAAAGCAGCATGTGCATTACGAATGAATAACTTTCTACCATCTATTCCTTTCAAGTGACCTTTTGCTGACGCTCTTGTAACTCTATCTCTAAGAGATTTAAATGATGGTTTATTATCAAAGAACAGTTGTCTAGCTCTAGAACCATCTCCTTTATTTCCTCCAACCACGCTTCCAAGTTTTTCATCTCCTGCTCCGTACATGAGGGCATAGATGAACGTCTTTGCCTGATCTCTTGATTCAAGTCTAGCAAGTTTTTGATTTGCTGTGTGTATATCTCCGTTGAGAATTTCATTTGTATAGTCCTCGTCATTCATATAGTGTGCTAACATTCTTATTTCTAAACCAGAAGCGTCAATGCCTAGCACCACATTGCCTTCGTCTACTGTCCAACAAGCACGACATTCCTTACCATAAGGTTGTCTTACGCTCGGAATTTGCGCTGTGTTTGGACTTCGGTGAGTCATACGACCTGTGATAGCTCCGTTAGGTATAACAAACCCATGTATTCTANCATCATCTTCNACAGCTTTAACCCACGAATCAATCTGTGCTATNCGTTTCTGTAGTAAAAGAAACTCTGCAATTAGACTAGCTTCGTGTATGTGTGTAACTTCTGATAAAGTTTTCTCATCTACAATAGGTTGACCAGTAGGTGTAAATCTATCTGGCTTCCAACCAAAGTCAATCAAGTATTCTCCAATCTGTTTACGACTGCCAAGATTAAACTCAACTAACTTCTTACGCATGAAAGGTTCGTTATTACCAAACCACAAACAGTTGTCATACTCTTCATCAGTAAGACCGCGCTTAGATAATGTTCCATCTTTCTTTATATAAGGTGTGACTAACTTATCATCTACCAACTTAGGTTTGAAAGTATTGTGTACTTCATCTTCTATCTCTTGTTTTCTTTCTCTAAGTTTTGCCAGTAGAAGTTCAGCAGAATAACTATCAAACTTAAATCCGTTCTCTTCTTGCTGTTTCATCAGTCTTGCAACATCATGTTCTAACTTTATACTATCTTTAGAAAATCCTTTAGCTTCAAACCTCAAGTTCTTGAATACCATAGTGTTTAACTGTACATCTTTGACACAATACTTCATCATTTCTGGTGAGTAGTTTAGATAATCTTCAAAGTTTATCTTAGGAAACCTTAACTTGTAACCCCAAGCTTCTAAACTATGACCACCTTCTCTGACAGGATTAAAAAGTCTTGACAAGACAAGAGTATCCAATACTTCTATATGTGATAGATCAACTCCTGTAAGTTTCTTTATAACTGGAATATCAAAACCAACTATGTTATGTCCTATCAATCTATCAGCACTAAGTAAAAGTTTACATCCTTCGTCAATCTGATCAGGATTAAATTTAAATATCTCTCCTGTATCAGGATTCTGACAAACGATACACCATATCTTAGTTGCTTTTAGATCATCTGTTTCTATATCAAATACTAAATCCATATTAAAATCCCTCGCTATTATCGGTGACTTCTATATCATCATTAGAAAGCTCAGACAATCTTCCAGTTTCGTTATCGTAAAGAAGATGTGTAGCTAATCCAACATCTCCAGTATATCTTGATTTAAGAATACGAACTTTTGTTGTCTGTGATTCTTGATAATCGTCAGACTGTTGGTTTCTTTCTAAAGCTATAACGCAATCAGATAGCTGTGCAATACTCTGGCTACCTCTAAGGTGAGATAGGTTTACTTCTATTCCGTTCTCATGTCCTTTGTTACCATCAATCCTACGCAAGTGTGATACAAGAATCAATCCTGCACCTGTTTCTTCTACGATTGATCTTAACTTGGTCATAATAGAATCAATGGTGCGTCTTTCATCTCCTTCTGTTGACGCGCTGACAAGCATGTGTAAATGATCAACCACCACCCATTTACAACCACATCCTACAATCATAAACCTTATCTTAGAAAAGATTTCGTCTAGCTCGTTAGCTCCAAAGTGGGCATGAACCCACACACGATTCTTATTATCTCCATCATAGAGTATGTCAAAGAACTTATCTATTTCTTCCTTAGAATATTTCTCTCGTATCTGATCTATATACAATCTAGAGTTAGCTTCAATAGAAAGAATACCGTCAATAGTCCTGCGCCAATCTTCTTCCAAAGCAATAATGCCTACATTATCTTTTGTTTCTTTGATTAACCAATGCTCTATTTCCCTTGTAACGCTCGATTTACCTAACCCTGTGCCTCCTGTAAGGGTTACGAGTTCTCCTTGTCTCATGCCATACAGCTTCTTATTAAGACCTTCGTATGGATAGGGAACGCTTTCTTTCTTTTCTCGGTTATGAAACTTATCTCTCTGCTCAGATACATTGATAACTCCTGATGGAGTGTAAGTCTTAGCCGACCACCATGCTTCTGTAAACTCTTTATGCTTGTTCTGTCTAAGCATATCGTTTGGATCTTTACAACCTGTAGGCAATGTCATAATCCTTGCCTTACTAGGTTTGAAAAGTCTTGCTACTTTTTTACTGGCTTCCTTGCCTGCTTTGTCATTATCAAATGCAATGATAACATTTTCAAAATCGTCAAAGAACTCAAGACTTTCTTTGATGTCACGAACTGCGCCTTGCGCACCTCGCTTAATTGAAACGACTGCCCACTTACTACCAAGTAGTTCGTAGGCTGCCATTGCGTCACATTCTCCTTCTGTGATCGTTACATACTTACCGCTTTTAAATAACTGTTGTCCAAATAAACCTGTGTCGTTATAAGAACCTTGTAAAAAGAATCCTTTATCATGCACATTACGACACTTAGTAGCAGACAATTCATGTCCGTTATAGTATGGATAGAAATGCTTAACTACTTTGCCTTGTATGTCGTGTGATACTTTCACACCATATTTTTTTGCAGTCTCTAGTTTTATCTTTCTATCTGCTAACGCTGAGTAACTTCCTGCTATATCGTTTACTTGCTGACTTACTGGTTTTGCTGTTACTGCTTCCATATCCTTTCCTTTACACGCATCATCATAGTTCTTAATGAACTCACCACAGCTAAAACACTTAGCTGACCTGTCTTTGTTTATGCCAACAGCATCACTACTGTTACAGTTTTCTAAAGGACAAGGTTGGTGAACAGCTTCCCATTCTTTATCTTCAAACTCTGCCCTCATACCTTTCTCCTTTTAGTTTTCTGATTTAGTTACAACTTCTTCTTCTTCTTCGTCTTCCGTTTCGCTTTGTTCTCCTTCTTGATTAATTATACCTACAATCTTATTAGTAAAGAAGTTTAAACCTGCCTGAACTTCTTCAATATCAAGAGTAAGATTAACTTTCTTTCGATTTAATCTT